TGAAGAAAAAAATGGTAGATACAGATTACCTAATGGTAACTATGTAGAAAAAACAATGTATTTCTATGTAATAGCTATAGTTGGTAAAGAGTTTAGAAAAGCTGTTATTGCCATGAGATCATCTAATTTAACTCCAGGAAGAGAGTTAAACAACTTGATTGCTAACTTGAGAATGGAAGATTCCCAAGGTACATTTCAACCAGCGGCTTACACTGCAGTGTTCAACTTAAAAACAGTTGGCAAAAACTGGGGTGATAAAAGTTGGCATGTGTACAAACCATCATTAGTAAAAATGTTAGATGTATCCACAGGTATGGATGCTGAAGCTTATACTATGGCACAGAATCTACAGAAAGAAGTTTCTAAAGGTTCTGCTAAACCTACGTATGATAAAGTTGAAAACAAAAATACTAAAGACATTATCTAATTCCCTAGAGGAATGTAGCTACGGAGGCGATAAAGGGAGACTGGAGTCGCCTCTAAAAATTAATAGGACAGGATTAAATGCAGGAATATATAAAGTACTTTACAGGGTTAAAGAGAAATTATGGAGTTTGCAAAACAACAGAAGGTTTTGTAGATGCTGAAACAGGTAAGAAAAGATATCCACACGAGTGGTCTTCAATACCTTTAGTAGAACAAGATTATTTAGATCATCTATCTGGTAAAAAATCTATTGGTATACAACCATGTACTGATGAAGGTAAAGCTAGATTTGGTGCAATTGATGTAGACAAATATCCAATAGATAGAAAATTTTATTTAAATATTATACAAGAAAAAAAGCTTCCGATCATACCTGTCCTGTCGAAGAGTGGTGGACTACATTTATATGTGTTCACCACTGAGTTTGTAAAAACAAAAGCGATAAGAGATTTTTTAGAACAGGTTTTATTTTTATTTAAACTACCAATCAACACAGAAATATTTCCAAAGCAAACTTCATTAGGTGAAAATGCTGATGGTGAAAAGACTAACGGTAATTTTATAAACTTACCATACAATAGTATTTCAAGAAAAGCATTACTTCCAGATGGTGAAGAAATGCAAATTGATATGTTTTTAAAAGTTATAGAAGCTAATGCACAAACAGAAGCGCAACTAAAAGATATACAAAAAAGAATTGTAGAAGAAGAATTAACAGGTGGTGGAGAAGAATTTGTAGATGGTCCTCCTTGTTTAGGAATTTTAACTAAAAAAATAATGAAAGATGGTAGAGATAGATTTTTATATAATTACATGGTGTTTGCTAAGAAAAAATATCCTGACAAATGGCAAGACAAAGTTATAGAAGCTGCAAGAAAATATTTTGAGTTTGATAATAACTGGACAGATATACATGTAAATCAAAAAATTAAAAGTTGGAGTAAAGATACTAAAGGTCATACTTGTAATGATCCATTACTAGCACCGGTGTGTGTAAAATCTGTATGTGTTAAACGAAAGTTCGGCATTATATCAGATAATAAACCGGTATGGCCAGCATTATCTGCATTGCAAAAACTAAATATAAAACCTACACCTGAATGGTATTTTACTGTTGTAAATGAGGAAGGACAATCAAAACAAGTGCATGCAAAAAATGTGCATAGAATAGAAAGTCAAAAAGAATTAAGAGCATTACTAATGGAACAGGTACACGTGGTACCACCTACAATAAAAGCTAATGACTTTTATGAAATACTAAAAAACTTATTTGAGAAATCTAAAATAGAAATATTAGAACCTGCAGAAGGAACTAATCCATCTGACATATTAAAAACACATATACAAAACTATATAAACGATCCTAAAGCTGAAGCATATCATTCATTTAAAACCGGAAGACCATTATTGGATGATGAGTATGCTTATTTTTTATATAGTTCATTCTATGATGATTTAAAAACATACGAATGGAAAGAATCTTCCGCTAAAACATCATTGATGATTAAAGCATTATTTCCTAGTAAAAAACCAGAAGAACAAGCTAAGTTTGACCACAGTAAAAAATTTCCTGGAAAAGATTCTGACAACAAACAATATCCACCATTAAAAACTTTACGAATACCATTAAAATATTTTGAAAGTGAAGAAGAAGTTAATGAAAAAATAGAATTTGAAAGTGAAAAAAATATTGTATGATTTATAAATACTATGGACCACCTGGTACAGGTAAAACATTTAAATTAATTAGTAGAGCTAAAGCATACGCAAGATTAGGAATACCACTTCATAAAATAGGTTACTTTGCATTTAGTAAAAAAGCTGCTGGTGTTGCAAAAGAAAGAATGCCTGCAAGTGATAAAAACTTGCCTTATTTTCAAACGTTACATTCTTTTTGTTTTAATTATTTAGATTTAAACAAAGAAGATATTATGCAACCTTATCACTATGAAAAATTTGGTAAGGAAATAAATGTAAAAGTAAAATACGCAGACAAATATAACAAAGAAGAAATTAATTATCTAACTTGTGACAATCCTTATTTTCAATTAATACATAAAGCAGTTAACAAATGTATAACTGTTAGAGAAGAATATAAATTATGGGAACATAATCCTAAAGAAATATCATGGGGAACTTTAAAATATATTAGTGACAATTTAGTAGAATATAAAAATGTTAAAAATTTATATGATTTTAATGATTTAGTTGATTTAACAATTAAATCTAAAAACAAAGAAGATTTTCCTACATTCAAAGCAGTATTTATAGATGAAGCTCAAGATTTATCACCATTACAATGGAAACTATTTGATGTATTTAAACAAAAATCAGAAGATGTATATCTTGCAGGAGATGATGACCAAGCCATATTTGTATGGGCTGGTGCAGATGTAGAAAGATTTATTAAAGAACCGGCTAAAGAAAGGGTCTTAAAGTACTCAAAACGTGTGTCTAGAACCGTCCAGGAGGAGTCTCAGAAGCCAATTGAAAGAATTTTAGGTATAAGGAAGGAAAAACACTATTTACCCAGAGATTTTGAAGGAGAATCATTAACTATATCTAATTTAAATCAAATAGATTTAACTAAAGGTAAGTGGTTAATATTAAGTAGAACTATATCTAAACAATTAAAAATAGCTAAAGAATTAAAAAAGAAAAATTTATATTATCAAACCAACAAAGGTAAAAGTTTTAATGTTGGAATGTATAATGCAGCAATAGCTTATACTAAATGGATACGTGAAGGTAAATTAGAAGAAAAAGAAATTAATGACGTAAGAGATTTTATTCCTAATGGTAATTGGGATCCTGAAAAAAATTGGTATGATATTTTTGTTAGTGATCAGAAAGAAAAACTGTACATAAAAAATATGTTAGACAATAAAGAAAATTTAAATGATAAAGCTAGAATATGGCTATCTACTATACATGCAGCAAAAGGTGGAGAAGAAGATAATGTAATTTTATGTTTAGATATGGGAAATAAAATTCTTAAATCTATTAAACGCAGTCAACAAAGAAATGATGAAGAGCATAGAGTCTGGTACGTAGGAACCACAAGGGCAAGAAATAACCTATACAAACTAAAAGCAAAAATAAAAAGAACGGGGTATCAATTATGAGAGTTTTAACATCAGATATATTTTTAACATTCTGTATATGGTTTTTTATTATGGAGGTAATTAAATGACAAACAAAAAAGATTGGGATGAAGCATTCCCAAAAGACAAACAAGTTGGAGGATCACATTATAAACAATTCTCTATTCAACCATGGACGTTCATAAGAAAAAATGAACTTAATCCATTTCAAGCTAATGTAATTAAATATGTCTGTAGATATTTAAACAAAAATGGTGTAGAAGATATAAACAAGATTAAACACTATTGTGATTTAGAAATAGAACATATGAAAGATAAAAAATGATCATACCTCAAACAGAATGGTTAGCACCTACAGAGTATCCTGATCTAAGAGCAGCAGAAGAAATTGCTATTGACTTAGAGACACGTGATCCAGACTTAAAGAAACTGGGTTCAGGGGCCATTACAAGTAATGGTGAGGTTGTAGGTATAGCTGTTGCTGTTGATGGTTGGAAAGGTTACTTTCCTATAGCACATGAGATAGGTCCAAACTTAGATCGTAAAAAAGTTTTAGATTGGTTTACTGATGTTTGTTCATCGCCTGCTACAAAAATATTTCATAACGCAATGTATGACGTATGTTGGATACGTAATTTAGGTATAAAAATTAATGGTTTAATCGTAGATACTATGATTGCAGCTAGTCTTATAGATGAGAATAGATTCTCTTATACCTTAAATACTATGTCCTGGGCTTATCTTAACAAAGGTAAGAATGAAGCTAGACTAATAGAAGCTGCAAAAGAAAGAGGACTAGATGCAAAAGCTGAGATGTGGAGACTACCTGCTAT